ACATTACGAAGATACTCATCAATACGATCCATATTGGAAAAGTAATTGATGAATTTATCTGCAGCATACACTGCATCAGTTTCACTTAACTGCATATCAAAGAATCAGTTTTTTGTCCTCGGGAAGTTCTAGTTTACTTCCAAACAGTTGATTATATTTCTTTTTGACATCTGAGTCAACATCAACCATGTAGATAATATTCTTTTTTTCTAAGACAACTTCAGGTTTCTCCTTTGAGATTACTGTAACCCAAGGTCCAAAGTTAACACCTTGAGGTGTTGGAAAAACTACAAGGGCATTTTGAATGGTCACAGTAGTGTCATCTTCAGAAAGTAGTTCTGCAACCACTTCTTCACCCGTAACAATACGGAACAGTCTTGAGTCAATCATAATCAAAGGAGATTTCTTTTTGGTTCTTCAACATGGAGCAGAACTCCATCAACTTTATCAAGTAAATCTAGCATACTTCCATGCATAAGACGGTATCCATATCCAACATATAGTTGTCCAAAGAATACTGTAAGTGCCATGAATGACCAGAAGTAGTAGTACGTTCTGGATTTCTTTTGTCTAGGGGTTTTCATTTAAAGTTACACTCCACCATAATTTCAGTCATCGCCGCGAGTAGGTTTATTTCCTGGTCCGCCACGAAAGCGATTTGATACTGATACTTAGCAATAATAAGAACGGCGGCAGCAATAGAAGGGCCTTCAAGGGTGCCGTTAAGAGCATCGTAAACACGCCGAAGAAGTACACTAGGATCATTGTCCAGATTATTAACGACCCAACGTCGTACTTCTGGGAAATCTTTCTCCTTAAGGTATTTAATGAGGTCATTTACTTTTACGTCAGAGAACTCAGCAAGAATTGCACTATCGATTTTACCACCAACAGAGTATCGTTGACACTCATTCAATACACGACGATAGTCAGGGAAGTGTTTGTTGATCAGTTCGACCAGGACCTTCGGATCGAACTCAATAGTCTCGTGAACCAGGATTGTCTGGAGTCGTTTGAAGAATTGAGCTGCGAGTTGAGGTTTTTGTTTTCCTGTGATTGAGAATTCAACGCAGGCGCATCGGCTGTGGAGGGGCTCGATGATTTTGTTTTTGTAGTTGCAGGTGAAGATGAATCGGCAGTTGTTATAAAATGCCTCAATATTCGCCCGTAGGAGGAGTTGTACGTCGTGGGTTGTGTTGTCAGCTTCGTCAATAATGATGACTTTGTGTGCCGCGTCAGCAGAAAGAGAGACGGTCGAAGCAAAGTTCTTGGCTGTGTTCCGTACAGTGTCCAGAAATCGTCCTTCATCGGATCCGTTGATGATGATGTAGTCGGCCCCTAGTTCCTCGCACAATGCACGAGCAATAGTTGTTTTACCACAACCAGCGGGACCAGATAGAAGGAGGTTGGGAATTTCACCAGAGTTTAGAAAATCCTGAAAGGTCTTAAGAGTAGAATCAGGCAGGATACAATCTTCAATAGTTTTGGGTCGATACTTTTCGACCCAAAGAAAATCATTACGAGACATTAATTATCAGACGTAGGTGGAATCAGGCTCAAGAGCGATGTAGTACTTGAGGTCAGTGTTCTTGTTTGTGAACTCGGAAAGAAGTTTAGAAGAAATCACAACATCATATGTTCCAGGAATGATCTTGATGTTCTCAACTTTGAAGTTGAAAGAAAAATCTTTATCCGTTTCACCAACCTCTTCACTGAACTCGTGAGAAGTATCATTCTTCTTATCACGAACCACTAGTTCGATTTTACCGTTACGACCGACTGCAGACAGATCGGGAACTTGATAAATCGCCGCGGCCTTTAGAAGTTTGTCGAGTTGTTGAGTTGCAACAGTAAAACAAACATCTTTAGAAGGAAGAGAGATCTCTTTCTCTGGAGGAGAAACGATCACACTAGGATCCGCAAAGAAGTATTTTGCACGACGACGACCATCACGGATGGTCAGATAAGAATCACCAAACTCCAGATCGGGAGAGTCATAAAGAGACAGACCAGACAGGAACTGATTGAGATCATAGATCGCAAAGTCAGATTCAAAGTCCTCCTCAATCTCAGCCTCTGCGAGGATGTTTTTCATCACAGAGATAGTCTTCAGTTTGTTACCTTGTTTGATCAGGATAGACTGATTGATCTGAGAGAAGTTCTTGAGAATATTGGTGGTGTTATTAGAAAGTTTCATATGCGTCCTTGCGGTCATTATGCAGTCCAGAAAAGTGGTAGAGAAGAATACAATAGTGGATGGCTTTCAGAATGTCAAGTTTTGACTTTCCATTTTTCTTACCAAACCGAGAGAGATATTTGATTGCATTAGATCGACAGAAAGCTTCTGCATCACCAATACTTTCAATCAGATCAAGAGTTTGAGTCTTAGACTCTTGAGAGGTGTAATGAGCCTTGTAAGTTCCTGACAGATAGTCACGAACTTCTTTCATAGTCAGATCTTCTTCATACTTCCAAAATCCATTTTTGGTAGTAGCGTCAAGATTGAGATTAATCTCGTTTCCAAGAACGAGAGAATCTGGACTGTCAACAGATGATTCGGGGGTGTATTCAAAACCCCCGTTTGCACTTACCCAATCCATATCATTCATATAGAGTTCATCGTAAAGTAGAGACCACGCATTCATTGTACATCCTGTTGGGGGTTCATGTCAACATCAGCATCAACTTTGTCGTACAGATCCATGAAAGCCTGTTTGGTTTCATCATCGAAACGATTCAGACAAACTTGAATTGACTTACTCTTATCACCAAAGATATTGAAGGCCTGAACGATGTGAACCAGACGACGAGTAGAGATCACTTCATCAACACCACCATCGTAGAAGGTCTTGCGAATGATGTCAGCCCAGTCAACAAGGTGAGTGACGAAACTGTCATCCTCACAAATCTTGGAAAGAATTTTGGCCTCAATGGAAGCAGTAGGATAAGACTGTTCAAAGGTGATTGGGAATCGTTCCAGGAAAGCTTCATTGAGAACATTAGTTCCGATGAAACGACCATCGTCAGAACCCTTACCCTTGGTGTTTGCAGTTGCAATTACAGTGAACCCAGGTGCTGGTTTTACATACTTACCAATCTTCTTCAGGAAGACACCTTTACCTTCCAGAACAGATTGCAGACACAGAATCTTGTTAGATGCAAGATCGATCTCGTCTAGAAGAAGTACAGCTCCGCGTTCCAGAGCTTCGATGACTGGACCATTATGCCAAACAGTGTTACCGTCAACCAAACGGAACCCACCAATAAGATCATCCTCGTCGGTTTCAATGGTGATATTGACGCGAATCAACTCCCTATTTAGTTGAGCGCAGGACTGTTCCACACCCATGGTCTTACCATTTCCTGACAGACCAGTGATGAAGACAGGGAAGAACGACCGTGATCCGATGATGTTCTTCAGATCCTTGAAGTTACCAAACGGAACAAAGTTGGAATCCTTCTGAGGGATCAGAGATTGTTGAACGTATTCCAGTGTATCGACAGACTTTTCCAGTTGTTGACGAACCTCTTGAATCGTGAGATCCCAGGTCCCACGTTTGACTTTGAACTGTTCCAGTTTCTTGGTGACAGTGGGATAAGAAACCCCGTTCATGGCACAGTAGGCACGAACATCAGCTGCGGTGATCTGTTCACCGTATGCATCGCGAAGTGAATCAATGATGGCCGTGGTCATTTGGGTTGTCTCCCTTTGTGTATGTATATAATATACATGAAAAAACCCCCCTGGCGACAGGAGGGTGGACAGTATCAGAACTGGTCGATTCTGAGAAGTCGTTTGTGTTTGTAGGCCTGTTCATGACCATTCCCATCAAACAGAATGGGGCAGACTCCAAGGAAGTGGTGGAGTTTCCGTGAAGGCAGACTACTCAAATCAAGACCAGGAACTTGAGTGGTGTACTGCATGTACTGACGAACTTCCGTCAAACGAGCTTCAACAGAAGCAAGAAACTCTTTTGTCTGAGTGAGAATAATCTCACGAGCACACTCACGCTTGGTATAGAGTGCGAAGTAAGTATGGTCACCTCGGGAACCGTTCTCAATAATGTCCCGTACCAAACGAGCTTCGTTGGCACCACTCAATGCGTCATAGAAAACAAACTTGGGGTCACCATTCAGTTGAATGGTAGGATGAATGGTGTTCCCAGTCATGTCCTTCATGTCTGGGCAGTTCTCCAACCACTTTTCCCAGTCGGAACGGTCCAGTTTACGGACAATAGGGTTACCACCCTTTTCAGTTCGTTCCCAGATCCAGTTCTCGATCTTGGAAATAGAACCGCCTGCGTTGTTGGGGAAGATCTTTTCGATCTCACAGTCCTTGTAAAGCCATTCCTTGATGGCAGTTCTGTCTCGGGGAAGTTCACCGATACGAATGAGTTCTGTACCAGCGACTACAAAGTCAAGTTGTTTGACACGACGACGAGGGGGGTGGTAGTTCAGCTTCAAGCCGTTGGTGTAGTCACCACGAGTGCTGTCGTCAAAAGGTTCCATCATGACAGCAGGCATGAATGGAAGGTGTTCTCGCATACCCGCAATACCTCTGGTGCGGCCGTCAGCAAAAGTGAACTCGTTGTCTACGACAGGAGGGAAATCAGTGGGAATCCAACCTTCCTGTCGGAAAGAATACTGCATCTCTTCGATGGGGTCTCCATCGTTCTGTTCCTCACGAACTGCCTTGTTCGTGAACTCTAGGTCATCTTCATCCTTCTGACGAAGATCAACCCATACGAAATCAATGAACTTGCCATTGAATCGTTTCTCGCACTCTTCAGGCGAGAACATCTGGCGATAGTCTTCAAGACTAACCAGTTTACCAAAGACATCTTTGGTGTCTTGTGTAGACATAAGTCTACCTCCTGGCCCATGGCCGATAATTTTTAGAGTGATCTTTAGCCCGCGGCGTCGATCACTTTGAAATAATACAAGTTTATTTTAAAAAAGGCAAGGCCCCTTTGTTATCTTAGCATCTGGTTGCAATCTAGTAATTAAATTCATGGTTCTCTTGTGAGGTCTACCTTTCCAACCATACCAAGGTTTGACCTTACCTTTATTATGTGGAGGTTCTTTGCCAACAGAATAGTACTGATCGGAAGTCATATCCACAATAAAACCGTTCTCACGATCTCGCAACCACCAGTGAGTACCACCAAAACAATCAGGACCCATCATAGGATCGAGAGTATCTGTATCTAAAAGATAATACATTGCCTGAGACGTATGATAACAGTGACCATACATCGGATTTGTCTCATTTTTGGCTCTATACTTTTTTGTGAGTAAATCTGGAGTTAGAACTTGTTTGAGTTTCTGTGAAAGACCAAGTATTGTTGAAATATTATACGGTACTCTTTCATACCATAGAATATCTGTCTTGATGATCTTCCACTCATCATCCACTTTTTGATAAGAATGACGTTCTAACTTATCCACTCTGGTTTGCGATCTGGTTTACGAAGATAATTTTTTGACACCCAAGGTTTTGAATTGATGTACCTTCGGTATGCAGTAAATGTATCTATGCTGTCATCATACTTGAATTCATCAGGCATGGCACGAGCAAAGTTATCGGCCATACCGTAACAAGTAATAGGCTTACCAGACTTGCGATGAAATATTTTTTTAGCTTCAAACAAGGCAGGCAAACAAGAGTGCAATTTACCATATCGTTGTCGATATTCTTCACACAAAGACAATCCGTGTGCAATCAACCAAGCGGTATTGTAATGATTTTGTGCAGCCCATTTGGTAGATGGATGATTACGGAACGCACCTTTTGCAGTTGCATAATATCCACCATCTTTCTTAGGTAGTGGACCCCAATCATAATACCACTTAGAGAAAATAATTGAGAGCATTTGACAACACTCAAGAGGCATCTTGACAATATGTTTATCAGGAAGAACCCGTGCTGACCAGTGAGGACTTTGTTCAGTGGCGAAAATGTTCATCGTAGTGGCCTCTCAAATTCTTGGGATATCATGTCGGTTGCACCAAACATTTCATACATGTATTGTACACCCGCTTCAGGAACAGCATGGTCACCGCATGTGAAAACATCACAAACTGCCATACCCTTCTCTGGCCAAGTATGGATACTAATGTGGGACTCGGCAAGCATAGCAATAGAAGTAACACCCTGAGGATCAAACTTATGCACTGCTAAATTGAGCAAAGTAGATTTACACTCCTTTGTTGCTCGATACATTGTCATACGAATAAATTCTTTGTCGTCAAGCAAATCAAAAGGACAACCCTTCAATGTAAAAAGAATGTGTTTCACGCGACCAGCTCCACGAATTGAGAAAGGACTTTCTTGTTCAGTTTCTTGTTTGCAAGAGACTTCTTGAATGCACTGCGGATTGCAGTCTTCTTAGCACCCTCTTCCACATCGAATTCTACATCATTGTTGAGGGAGTTGGCATTGATCGCAAAATACTTTACATATCCACAACCTTCGATGGCCACACTCTTGTTTTTGCGATACTCGGATGTAAGTTGTTCGTTTCCATACTGATCATTCGCCCCAAGGAATCGATTGAACTCACCACCACTAATCAAACGGAATCCGATCAAATTAGTTTCAGGATAGATGTCACTCAGATGATTCAACAAAGCTTTGGTCATCCCAGTAAACCGACCTTCCAATTTGTATGTGTGACCGTTCTTGCGATTACGAATGAATCCCACATCTTCACGAGTGTGAACATTACCCCAATAACCTTCTTGATCATCACGATTGATCCAAGAAAAATAAGGAACACCTGCAGATTCACCATCAGTCAAGATAGAAACATGAAGTTTTTGAACTCCATTCTCTTTTTTGAATTCTGGAATGATGGTATGAAGAGCGATAATAGCCTCGTTCAAAGGTGTACCAGACAAACCCAACCTTTCAGGCCACAGACCCATAGAAAGAGTAAAGAGACCTTTGCACTGTCGTTCAAAGTTTTGAGCATTGACTTTGTGAGTCAGAATATTCATGAGATTGAACCACTTGTTCACAGCCAATTTGTTTTGACCAGGTTCCATGTGAGGAGTTTCATTCCAACGACTACGATCACTGTACATAGTCCCAGTGTCATCATTCTTGAACCACTCATTAGTGAATGCATAAACTTCAAACGGGATCTTTACCTTACGACAGAAAAATACCAGACTGAGAAGTTGTTTGACAGTATCATGAAGAACGTGGCCCATAGAACCAGACCAGTCAAGAATAAAAATCAGACCATGATTCTTACCATCAGGAAGAACCGTCACTTTCTTGAAGAGATCATCATTGAACTTGAAAGTATGGAGTTTGGTAGTATCAAGAACACCAGTGCGAGACGTGGTAGCACGAGCATATGAATCTGCAGACTTCTTGCATTCAAACTCTTTGACAAGATAGTTCACTTCTTTTTGAACATCTTTCTTGAACTCAACATACTTCTGTTCCCAAATATGGAGAGCACTTTCATAACGAGTCTCCCAAAAATCATACGCACAATCCCAAACTTCTTCATTCGGAACAACCAGACTCTTCAGGTTGACTTTGGGAACTTCATAATACTGATAGTCCATACCAAACCGCGATGCGGCTTCCTTCAGTTTTTCCTGCAAAGACTCATCGGTAAGAACATCATCGATGTTGATCTCTTCAGAGACTTCCTCACCACCATGACTACCAGATGAACCCATGGAAGGTTCTTCAGATTCACCCTCCTCAGATGTTTCGGCATCGGTGCTTTGATTTTCAGGGCCAGAACCACCACCCTGGTTTCCCATCTGAGGAACTTCGATATCTTTTTTATCTTCTTCTTTTTTCTTCTGTTCCTTCATGAAGGCATATACAGCTTCTGCAGCTTCAATAGCTTCATCAAACGTCTCAGATGCACCAGTCATCTCAACAAAACACTTCTCTTCATCAGAGAACTGAATATCAGGATTACCTTTGAAGTACAGATTGATACGGTCGATCAAAGTCATGGTGGAGACATCAGTGTCTTCAATCCCAAAGAAGTCTCTCTCCATCAACTCATAGTATCCTTTGAAGAAAGATTTATTGAGACCAGGAAACTTACGTTTCATCAACTTCTCAATACGAGCATCTTCAGTCACGTTGAGGTAAGACTGAGGAGCCTTGATCTTAGTGAAGTCCTCATTAGGAGTGAACAGTGCATGTCCAACCTCATGACCCACCAGAAGATCATAGATGTTATTGGAGAAATTTTCCCAGATAGGCAACGTCAACACACGGGTCTCAACGTTGAATTGAGCAGTTTCACACTTCTTATGTTCTACGATCAGATTCTCGGTGGCCAGAAGACGTGCAAGAGTACCTTTGATGTTTTGGATCGCCATTAGATGTCTCTGTGTATGCACATAGTATAAGACCCCTGGCGGGTTGCCAGAGGTCCAAGGAGACGGTTCTTCAACTGGGCTCTACGTTTACGCGCTTGTCTCAGTTTTTGTGGTTTTAGGTGGCGTTTCTGCTCCTTCTTGGAGTGATGCTGCCAGTTTGGCATTTGCATTTTTCTTGATGAATGCAGTGAGTTCAGGAGTCTCTTCCCACTCCCATACCTGGGCGTGTTTGGAGTCTTTCTTTTCGATAGTATAGGAACGTTTCATATTAGTTATGTAGAGATGTGTACACTTTGGCGATTGACATACCGCCGTGAAAGTAACCAGCAACGATCACACTAAGAGTCGCTGCTATCACTCCCAGAAACATCAGACTCGGAACTATCGGGTTCTTCGGTAATGTCTCGTTCGATGATGAATCTTTCAGTTCGATTTCCTCTGGAGTCAAGGGTTTCGGATCGATGCCATTTTCCATCTAACAATTCTGCAATACTATCTAAAAGGTTTTTAGCAATGTTATCATTGCTCACTTTTCTCCACTGTTCTTTCATCCTTTCCTCAACTGGGTCAAATCCTCTACCTTGAACGACTGCACTCCAAGGTGCATATAATGGGCCAGGATAGTTTTTCATGATACCATCCGACTGAACCCTTTTACTTTCTCAAACTGGATAACGTTATCAAACTTATCTTGAAGACCATCCTTGTGAGAGATAATAAAAGTATTGGCACCCTTGATTACATAACGAATGATTTTCAAAAACTCATAAGTACCAAAACCATCAAGTGATGAGTCAAATACTTCATCCATGATCAAGAGATTCGTATTTGTAGAATTCTTGAAAGCGGCGACCTCACGCCAAGTAAACAATAGTGCGAGGTCAATCCGCATTTTTTCTCCTTCTGAAAAGCTTGCGTAAGAGAAGTCTTCGTGAATTGGTGATTGTACCTTCTCATTAAACTCTTCGTCGAGGGTGAAGTTAATATAGAAGTCCATCATCTGAAGATATTTGTTTACCTGCTTGTTAATCAGAGGCAGATATTTTTTGATGATCTTCGACTTAACTCCACCATCTTTCAAGAGACTATAAACAAACTCTTTGTATTGGCTGTCCTCCTTACGTTCTACAAGTTGATCATAAACCGTATTCAGTTGTTCTTGGAGGGCATTTAACTTCTCATGCTCAGTATTTCTGTTTTGTAACTGATCGGTAATTCTTTGAATTTCATCTCCCAGATCTCCGATCTGTTGTTGAATCCCAGAAATCCTAGTATTGTTTTGAGAAATGTCATGTGAGAGTTGACTTACCTCTTTCGATAGAGCAATCCACTGATTCTCTCGTTCTTCTTCTTCCTTAATGGCCTTTTCAAGATCTTTAAGACCTTGAGTAAGTTCCACTTCTTTAGATTGAGCATCAGCAATTTTATTTAAGCGAAACTCATCTTCAATAGATTGAGTGCAAGTAGGGCAAACCGTATTACTTTCAAAGAATTCTAGTTCTTTGGTCAGGGTTGATACCTTCTGTGTAATTTTTCCACGAAGACCACCGAGTTTTTTGATCTTAGCCTTATCAAAACTAAGTTCTTCCATCTTGGATCTCTGACCATTCTCAACCCTGGTCAGAGTTTTTGTATGATCTGAAATTTGAGTAATATTGACTTTGAATTCATCAATCTTAGTAGTCTTGTTTATGACTTCTTGATTGGCTTCACTTTCCAGATGATTGATAAAACCTTTCTGCATATCAACCTTATCAGAAAGATTATCTTTCTTCAAAGAAAGAAGTTTTACATCTTCACGATTCTGACGAATCTTATCCTTGATAATACTGTTCATAGAAGAGAAGATCCGAATGTCTAGAAGATCTTCAATAACATCTCTACGATTCTGTGCAGAGAGTTGCATGAACGGAGTAAATCCAGCGGAACCCAGAATTACAATCTGAGTAAAAGATTTATAGTTTAGTTTGAGAATATTGTTCTCAAGATATTTTTGTTGATCAGCAGCCGCAGCATCCTGATTCATCATCTTATCATCAACCCAAATCTCAAAGACAGATGGTTTGATTCCACGAATGACTTTGTATTGACGTGTACCTACATCAAACTCAATCTCTACCTTACAGTCTTTTTCGTTGGTTGTATTGACAAGTTGTGGTTTATTGATCTTACGAAACGGTTTGTTAAACAGAACAAAGGTAAGTGCATCAAGCACCGTAGATTTACCAGATCCGTTTGCACCAATGATTAGGGTAGTATCGTTCTTTTCAAATTCTATTTGAGTCCACTGATTACCTGTAGAGAGAAAGTTTTTCCAACGAACATTCTTAAATCTTATCATAATCAGGAGGAAGCACCAAGTCGGAGGACTTAATTATAGCATATGGGTAATCATACATCTCACACGCTCTTATGGCAACATCTTCTTCAACCTCTGTCGGAATCAACTTTGGCATGTACTTATCGGCCATGTCATTCAACATGGCATATCTCACCGCATCATCTTCGTCTTCAAAAATGAACAGAGTCTTTTCACCGTCTTCATTTTCGACAGCGTAGGCCCCGTCATTTTCTTTACCTTCTACGGTGAGAATCCACATTAGTCAACTTCGCAAGCTTCGATGTAAACGTTTTTCAGAAGTTCTTTGATCAAACTCTTATCGAGATCAACTTCTGCCTCGTCAATGTATCTATTTAAGATACTTATAGTGTCTTCAGATTCATTACTCTCAATATCTTCAGAATCGTAGATTCCTGCAAAGTCAAAGTTCTCTACGATTTTGAGTTCGTAAACATTAGCCTTGTAAAGTTTGTCAATAAATTTTTCAAATGCAAGGGTATCAGACTTTTTACGAACAATGACTTTGACAATCTTGTTCTTTAGGTGATCTGTCTTAAAAAGTTGATGTGGAGTGTCCTCATAGTAGATGTTGTAGAACATCTTGAATGGATTGTTGACTGGTTCGGCCTCTAGGGTTTCAGTGTCGAAGATATGAAAACCTCTATCGTCGTCAACGTCACTCCAATACAACTCGTAAGGATTACCAAGATAACTTACGTTTCCTTGAGTAGATCTTGTATGGTAATGACCCGAAAATACCCGCTTGAACTTCTGATAGCGTGTGCTTTCATCACCATGCTCCATGACGACATATCGATTAGCCGCGAATCCTCTGAGCTCAAGGTGCCCCATCGCGCACTCGCAACTTGTCTTTTCAATAGTTGCATAAGTTTCATCTGCATTCTCCTGGTTGATCCATGGAATCAGTAACGTTTTGAGTTTACCGAGTTTGATTTCTTTAACAGAATCATAACAGATCACATTGTCATATTCATTGAGAAGAAGACCAATCGCATTGATCTCATTCGTATTCTTATAATATGCAGTATGGTTTCCAATGACAGTATGAACTGTCACACCCATGTCACGAAGACGGTTGTAATAATTTTCTTTAGCCCAATCTAGAGCCCAGAAATCAATACCTCTCCGATTGTCAAAGGTATCACCCATGTCAACTACAGTTTTGATACCTTCTTTCTCTAGGGTTGGAAAGAATACTTCATTGTAGAACTGAAGAAAATATTCATGAAACAACTTAGAACCCTTACGGGCTCCAAAGTGTTGATCTGTAATGATTGCAACTTTCAAAGTTTTCCTCCAACAAAAGCATCACCAACAACTCTAGTATATTCTTCCAGAGTTCCTTCTTGTTCACACTTCAAATGCCACCGACTCATCTCAGTAACAGCTTCTTCTGTTAGACCGAACAAAAAGTCTTTACCAGTATCTTTGCGAACACTCTTCCACATGAATCGTGTTTTTTCTACACGAAATGCGTCATCAATCCAAACATATTCTTCAACTGAAGAGTCGTTGAATTGATTTTCTAAATTTTCGATATGGGTCATCTGAAATTATTTTGTGAGTTTTAGCGGCCTGGACTTTGTTCAGTCTATCATATTCATTCTCAGAAACATATTCAACATGAGAATTAAATTTTTTCCTGTAGAACGGAATGACTAACATAAGTGGTTCTTCACGTTCAATGCATTGATTCTCAACTTCAAAACCTTCATTAACACTGAGTCCATTTTTGATCTTTACGTTCCACTCAAAGAACCAAGGCAAAGTGAGTGGAGATTGATCAGTATGAAATACTCCTGTAGCTGTGGTGAAATTTTTATTTCTATGCCAAACAGGATGTGTAATAAGACAGGATACTCCAGGAGATGTTTGAATAATCCAGGGTGAAAGAACTTTTGAGAAATGTTTATAAGTCGGAGGATTTTTCATGGTTGGAAATTGTTCCTCCATGTTATGAGTTTTGTAGTTCATACTGTATGGAGATTCCAACCAGTTAGGAACTAAAGAACCATTATCTTCCCTGAAAACAAAATGAGCCCAATTCGGAATAATATATCCAAGTTTGAAAAAATCTTGAATGCCTATACAACCAGTAACATTTCCGTTATAAAACTGTAGTTGATACGGATTATTATTTAAGAAAGCAAAAGGACATTTACTATCTTTTTTTGGCAACTCTTGAAACCAATCGGGGTATGCTTTATATGCTGGAACTGGTTCTGGTACAAGACCTTTCAAACGTTCAATAGTTTTGAACTCAATATTCAAACTCATTGGTTATAACGATAATTGATGTTGTCCTTGATAGTGTTGTAATCACTCTCAGTACCGGCCATCATACCATCATCTGAGAAGACTTCACTGTATCCACTTCTTTCGATAATCTTTGTCTTGATTTCTAACTGTTTCTTCTCCTTCTGAATGCGTCTCAAGAAGGCATAATGAATGATTTGAGTGAAGTATGCAAAAGGATTACTAGACTTTTCTGGATCAAAGTTATTGATGTATTGTACACAATTTTCAATACCATCGCAAATCAT